TAAGGAGGCAGACGATATGGAACAGTTGAAGATTTTTGAAAATGAAGAGTTTGGACAGGTCAGAACGATCAATATTGATGGAGAGCCATGGTTTGTCGGAAAGGATGTGGCTAAGATTCTTGGATACAAGGATACATCAGATGCTATGAGAAGACACGTTGATGATGAGGATAAGCTGACAAGGTGTTTCACCGACTCAGGTCAGAAACGCGAATTATACATTATCAATGAATCAGGACTCTACAGCGTGATCTTATCTAGCAAGCTTCCGTCAGCGAAGCGTTTCAAACGCTGGGTGACATCAGAAGTGCTGCCAGTGATCCGCAAGACCGGGAGCTATGAGATGGACGACTATTCGCCGGAGATGAAAGCAATCCTGATGCATGATAAGAAACTGGTGAAGATTGATAACCGCGTGACAGATCTGGAGAACCATATGACGATCGACTACGGGGAACAGGTCGTCCTTGGCGATGAGGTCAACAAGGCAGTCCTGGACGCACTGGGCGGCAAATACAGCAATGCTTACAACGAGATCGGCAAGAAAGTGTTTGCAGAGTGCAACCGTGATCTGAAACACTATTTTCACGTCAACGCCCGCAACAACGTGCCGAAGAAACGCTACTATGAAGCCTTGGAATACATCCAGGAATGGAAGCCCTGCACGAATACACAGATCCAGATCCGTGACTGCAATGCACAGGTGTGTATGCCATGAGCGGGGACGAGGTATTCACAATACAGGCAAGACGCTGCAAACGGTGCGGGAGGCTTCTGACAAGCCAGGAAGCAGTGGAAAGAGGTTACGGCTGCCAGTGTGCCATGAAAGCGAAAAAAGAAGAAGAGGCACAGAAACCGATACCGGGACAGCGGACGATATTTGATTATCTGGAGGATGAGGAGGAATAGACATGGGATATTTGAAAAAGAGACATGGAATGACACTATTCGGCAAAATGCCGGATGGGGCTTGCACGGAATGTGCGGTAAAGCATAGCCCAGAGCAGCCACACAACCGCGATAGCCTTGCATATCAATATAAATTCTATGATGAGCACGGACGCTGGCCGACGTGGGCCGACGCTATGGCACATTGCCCGGAGGAAGTTAAGAAAGTCTGGACGCAGGCGTTGAGAGAGCAGGGTGTAGATGTGTGAAGAAGGAGAAAAGCAGGCGTGAAATTACGGAAGAATTATCTGGGCTGCTGGAAAGCCACATAGACCCTAAGCGGGATACGAGGGTTTATTGGGCTAAGGAAGTGACATTTGATTATGCCACAGGCCACGCTGTACGGGTGGATTATATGCTGTTTAAACCGGTCAATAATACCGTTTCCGGAATTGAAAAGGGTGATTTCTGGTGCTATGAAGTGAAATCATCCGTCGAAGATTTTCGTTCGGGGCATGGTCTGAATTTTATCGGGGATTACAACTACATTGTTATGCCGGAAAAAGTATATGAAACAGTAGCATTGGAAATCCCGCATCATGTAGGGATCTATGTACCGGGAAATAACGATCTGACCTGTATCAAAAAAGCAAAACGACATAATCGGACAAGACCGGTATCGGAAATGTTATTGATGATGTTCCGGTCAGCAGCAAGAGAAAGGAGAATGAGATGAGACTGATTGACGTTGATTTATTGGAAAAACAGATGGATAAAGAAAGTACTCATTTATTTAATTCGATGCATAAAGGTTATGTTAAAGCAATGAAATGCGTTAAGAACCAGACAACTGCATTTGATACAGACAAAGTTATGAAACAGTTGGAAGATCATTTATTTGAAAAATATTGTATCGAAGATGATCCAGAAATTGCGAAAATTGTGGAAGGGGGTGGAGTGAATGCGACTGATTGATGCGGACAAGGTTGTGGAACAGTTGCAGGAAATGAAAGAGGAAGATGTGTGCAAGAATATTTCCTGTGTGTTATGTAAATACACTGCTGAATGTATGGAGGGAGAAATGGGAGAAAAAGTTGCAATCGACAGAGCAATTGAAATTGTAGAAGGGGCAAACGAAAACGATGAATAAAGTAATTTTAATGGGACGGTTGACCAGAGACCCGGAGATGCGTAATTCTAACGGAGAGAGCAACACGGCAATTGCACGCTATACGCTGGCAGTTGACAGACGCTACAAGCGTGAAGGCGAAGCAGGTGCTGACTTTATCAGCTGTGTGGCGTTTGGCCGCAGTGCAGAGTTTGCAGAAAAGTATTTCCGCCAGGGCTTGAAGATAGTGATAACCGGCCGCATCCAGACCGGGAGCTATACCAACCGAGATGGCAATAAGGTCTATACAACAGACGTGGTGGTAGAAGACCAGGAGTTCGCAGAAAGCAAAGCGGCGGCACAGAGAAACCGGGAAGAGAGCAGCCAGGAACGACCGGAGCCGATGCCGGTAGATGAGAACGGTTTATGACACTTCCGGAAGATTTTGACGAAGAGCTGCCATTCGCATGACCGGTCAAAAGCGGTATTTCTGGCTGGCAGTAACCGCAGATGAGTATGAGCTGCCGCTGGCCGTTGAGGATACGGCAGCGGCATTAGCAAGGCGGCTGGGAGTCAGTGAGGATACCGTCAGGGTGATGGAATACCGCGGAAAAAATGAAATGTACAGAAGAACGAGAAAAGGACCGATGCCGGGCTTTGGAACCCGGTACAAGGTCCGGAAAGTGGAGGTGGATGGATGAGAGATATACTGTTCCGGGCAAAATTAAAAGATACGAATTACTGGGCAGAGGGATTCTATTGCAGTATGAGAGAGACGACATACTGTTGCGAGGAAGATTATAAACGGCATCCTGTACCGTTGCATCATCTGATTGCAGTGGACGAAATGACAGACTGGGGTATGCCAAACAGATTGCGACTGTATGAGATCAACCCGGAAACATTATGCCAGTATACAGGATTGTGTGATAAGAATGGTAAGAAAATCTGGGAAAATGACATTGTACAGTATGGGGAATATACGGCTGTTGTCAGACATGGAAAATATACAGCAGGATTTTATGTTGATTTTCCAGAGGAAACAAACTACAGAAAAGATCTTGGCTACTGGTACGAAAAAGTAAGTGTGATCGGCAATGTGCTTGAAGATACAAAAGGAAACCGTCTGGAATCCCATACGGTTAGCGAATCCGGATGGATTCCGGTGACAGAGAGATTGCCGGAAAATGGTGATTATGTGCTGCTGTCGTTTGAAAATTTTTCTCTTCCATTGGTTGGGAGATACGTGGACGATGAAAAATTAGGCGGTGCATGGTATCTGGGGGTTGCTTCGACGAATATACCTGTCTGGCAAATGACCTGTTTGTCAATGCCTGGATGCCGCTGCCGAAGCCATACAGGGAGGATGAATAACATGGAAATATATCATAAAACAATACAGTATCACGAAGATACTACAGAAAAGAGAAGCCTGAATGATAAGGACATTAAGTTCTTGATGGAATTGCAGAAAGAAATGAATACGCAGGACACGACAGAAACGGCTGAACCGAGATTCTGGGTCATCAAGGGAAGCGAGAGAGTGCAAGACGATGAGAACGCAGACGAACTTGTCTTGCAAACAGATGGAAGCACCGTTACAAGCACAACGGAAGAAACAGTGAAGTACCTCAATGATAATATCCTGTCAGACTGCAATATCAATCGGGAAAACTGCAAAATTGGAAAGGGGTGTATATTGGATTTTATACTGATGTATACGGAAGATGGAGAAGAAGAGTATGAGGACTTGATAGCGGAGGAAGTGAATGAATTTCTTGCCAATAATGGATATGATGATGTCAGGATAGTTGGTATTTCGTTCAGACCAGTTGTGTATCCGAACACGATGTTTCTGACCGAAAAGGAAGCAAGAGAACATCTGGAACGAAACCATTACCACTATTCAGAAGATGCACATACCTACTGCATGTGTGCCTGGAGTTCTCCGGAAGTATGGTGGCTGTGGAAGATATTGCGGGAGGTGAAATGGGATGAATTACGACAGAACGTGTAACACATGCAGATACCACGATGAGGGAATGTGTTATTGCCCGAAGAGTGAAGAGTTCAGAGATGTTACAGTGAACACATACTGCTGTGGACAATACGAAAGAAGCTGGAAAAAAGCTATGGTTGAGGTGTTCATGAAAGGGGCGGGAAGATGAATGACAAAAGCAAAACACCGAAGAAACCGCAGGCTGTACTGAGCGTGTTTGGTGGAACAGCCTACGAGTGCCGAAACTGCGGCGATGAGGTGCAAAAGTATCTGCCGTATTGCCCGTGGTGCGGACAAATGCAAGATTGGAGTGATGTGGATGAATCATGAAGGATACCGTGATCCGACAGCAGACAGAGCTGTGCGAAAGGCGGATAAGATGCCGAAGCACATCAGAAAGATATTTGATGCGTTAAATACGGTTGTGAGTGTGCAGGGGATCAAAGTGACGGAAATCACTGACAAGCACACCGGAAGAAAGTGGAAACTGTGATACATACGAGGGGAGGCGATGCCGGTGGAGATCAGAAAGCGAGATATGAAGCTGAGCGATCATAATATCTCAAGAGACAAATACAATGAGCTGAAATACTTCTGTTTGCAATACTGGCAGAAAAAGCAGGAGATTGACAGGAACTATGGCATAGACGGTTTTAGTCAGGACGGGATGCCGAGAGGAACGTCGAGCAGCAACCCAACGGAGAAAAAGGCGTTGCGGATCGCACAGCTTAAGCGTGACACGGAGCTGATCGAGCAGACGGCGATGGAAGCGGATGCAGAAATATATCCGTGGATTCTGAAGAATGTGACGTCTGGTGTGCCGTATGAATACATGGATGTGCCAATGGGGAGAAA